TTATCTAATGGTTTTCAATTAACAGGAACTGATACTGATTATAATGGCTCTGGTAGAACATATATCTATATGGCATTTGCTGCAGACCCTGACACAGAAGCACCAACAGTAGCAAAAAGTTTTAGTACAGTTACTTATACAGGTAATGGTAGTACACAAAGTATTGATGGATTTGGATTTACACCTTCAATGATTTGGACTAAAGGAAGAACAGTAGCATACGACCACGGACTATACGATAGTGTAAGAGGGGGTGGAAGTCTTATATATCCATCTTTATCTCAAGCAGCATCAACTGTTACAAACGGAATACAATCGTTTGATGCAGATGGTGTTACATTTGGAGCTAATAATAAATCAAATGCTTCAGATTCAACTTATGTTGCTTGGGCGTGGAAAGCTGATGATAACGAACCTACAATCAACACAGAAGGAAGTATAGATTCATTAGTTAGTGCAAATGCTAATTCTGGGTTTTCAATAATTAAGGCAACAACACCATCTACTACTACTAATTCTTGGACAATAGGACACGGTTTAAGTGCTGCCCCAGAAATGGTAATATCTAAACAAACTGGAAACGCAAGTGGTTGGTATGTTTGGCACAAAGACCTAACATCTGCTGCATATACTGTTGCCTTAAATACTTCAGATGCTGAAGACGGTACAAGAAATGGAATATTTAATTCTACCGCACCTACTTCAACACTTTTAACTTTTGGTGGTACAGGCGGTTTAAGTTATTGGGATTCATCAACTGATTATATAAACTACTGTTTCCATTCAGTATCAGGATATAGCAAGATTGGAAGTTATAGCGGAACAGGAAGTAGTAATACTCAATCTGTAAATACAGGTTTTCAACCAGATTGGGTTATGATTAAAGATTATTCTGCAGGTGGTTCTTGGTGGATTGAAGATTCTGTCAGAGGAAGTACAAAAAGTTTAAAAGCGAATACAAGTAATTCTGAATCGACTACAAACTATGTAACAGAATTTACATCAACAGGATTTAATGTAACAGGTGGATTGAATGATAACGCTGTAAATAGTCAATTTATATATATGGCGTTTAAAATAAATTAAGATGGAAGGGTTTAAACCAACAATAATAGGAGTAGGAGTTTATATAGTGAGTATGTCACAAATAAATGAAGCACTACAAGCACTTTTAATTATAGCTACGTTAGTTTATACAGTAATTAAGATTATACAACTTTTAGATAAATTCGATAAAAAATAATTAACTTTATTAAAACAAAAATTATGAAAAACTTTTTAAATAAAATTTGGGAAGGTATAAAAGACGCTTTTTGGCTTCAAGTACCTTATATTATTTACTCAACAGTATGGTTATTATTAACTATGTTTTGGGCAACAGTATTCTTAAAGTGGTTTATGAATAAATATTATTAAAATGAAAATATCACAAAATTTAACACTAGCAGAAGCTATAAGATCTGAAACTGCAAAACGTAAAAGACTAGACAATACACCTAGCGGTATTATAATAGACAACCTAAAACTAACAGCAGAAAAAATATTTCAACCCATACGTGACTACTTTAAAAAACCTATCTACGTAAGTAGTATGTATAGATGTGAAAGATTAAATGCTTTAGTAGGTGGTAGCAAAAACAGTAAACACATAACTGGTCAAGCTATAGATATAGATAACGATGGTACTGATGTATCTAATAGAGATATATTTTATTACATAAAAGATAATTTAAAGTTCGATGTATTGATATGGGAATATAATGATGATAGTCCTAGTTGGGTACATTGTAGTTATGTAGAGGGTTTAAATAGAGGTTTAGTATATCGCAATACAAATTTAGGTCTTATAGAGTTTAAAGAACCTAAAGTAGAAAAACCTAAAAAAGTAAAGTATGAGCAAAAAAAGAAAAAAGTTCAAAGAGACGAAACTAGGTCAATTCCTACTAGGGAAGTCGGGAGTGTTTCAGAGTCTGGCGGAGACAATACCTGATCAAGGCGTATTAGGCGTTTTAAAGAACTTAATTTTAAAAGACGATAGTTTACCTCAACCTGATAAAGAAACTGCTCTTAGAATGCTTGAGATTGAGTTAGAGGAGATGGATGCGGTTACTCGTAGATGGGAAGCTGATTCACTATCTGATTCTTGGCTTAGTAAAAACGTAAGACCTATATCGTTAGTATTTTTAACTTTAGTATATGCAACAGGGTTTTTTTTAAACTATGATCTTACTATTATAAATCAATTACTTCTTTTAGTTTATGGAGCATATTTCGGATCACGTGGTCTAGAAAAAATAAGAAAGCTCTAGTACAATATAGTACATACATTATTATAATATACATTATTAACTTATACAATATAGTACTGTATAAAATATAATAAAATTTTTATATTTACAAAATGCGACAAAAATTAATCAAAAAAATTGATCGGATATTTAGCGAATACATACGAAGAAAACACGCTGATAAAAAAGGGTATTGTACTTGTATAACTTGTGGTAAGAAAGCTATATGGAATAGTGGTCAGATACACGCAGGACATTTTGTTAGTAGAAGATTTTTAGTAACTAGGTATGATGAACGTAATGTTTACCCCCAATGTGCTTACTGCAATAATTGGCTTGCAGGTAATCAATATACCTATGGTAAACGTATAGATGAAATACACGGTAAGGGTACGGCAGATGAATTAATGCTATTATCTAAACAAACAATTAAAATACAAAATTACGAATTAGAAGAAAAACATTTGTTTTATAAAAAAAATTTGATAACTTTGAGGAAACAATTATAAATATGTACACACAAAACGATTTAAATATTATAAAAACACAAGCTAATGGCTTTGTGAATGACCAATTAAAATGGCAACGACTACGAATAGAATCTCTACAAAAAGAGTTATCTAAGGAAAAACAAAAAAACAAAAGACTAGAAGAACTTCTAGCATACGCAGATAAATTTAACTTAATAAATACATAATGAGTTTAGCACAAAATCAAAACAGACAATCAACTATAGACTGGATCGAAGAAGGTAAAACTTGGTCTGGTAAAGATGGAACAGAAATGAAAGAATATAAAGTATCACTAAAGAATGGTGATATACCAGTATTTAACTATCCATCTAATAAACCGTACCCATTTGCAAAAGGTGACAATGTTACGTACCTTTTGAACGAAAGAATGGTAAACAAAAAAATAATTCAAAACGGTAAACAAATGAAAAAAGTAGAAAATAATCAACCTACAAACACAAGTACAAGTACAGAATCTTTAACACAGCAACAAAGTATAGCATTATCAGTTGCATCTAAGTTAGGTTTCGAAACTGTAACTAGTGATGCTTGGCAAAAAACTTTATCACTTGAAGGTGAAAATAGAGCGAAAGCGCAAAGCGAATTACTAAGTTCTATAGGACAAGTAACAATAGCATACTATAATTTACTAACAACTAAACCACAAAACAATGGCACAAAATAGCGATACAATATTTATAAACGGACTTTATACATACACAAATGATAAAGACTATATAGTTTCAAAGAATAGTCTTAACGTAGAAAAGTTTAAACAACAATTAGATGATCCTGATATACAAAAACATATAAAAGAAAATGAAGGGTATCTAAAATTTATTACTATGATAAGTAAAGCTGGTAAACCATACAGCAAATTAGAAAGCAATAATTATAAAGAAATAACTAGTAAGGAACACAGTCCTGATCGAAACAACAATGACGATGACGGACTCCCATTCTAATACGGTTTCTTTAAGTTCTCAAGTAAGTAGACTGAATGACATTCGTAATGGTAAGATTAAGGAAGGTCTACGACTTGGAATACCAGAGATAGATGAGTACTGGAGATTTAAGTTTAATAACTTTAATGTAGTACTCGGACACGCATCAACTGGAAAAACAACTACATTACTTTATTTACTTTTATTATATGCTGTTAAGTATAATCTTAAATACTTAATATATTCTGCAGAGAATGAACCTAGTAGTATAAGTAAAAAGCTATGTGAATTTTTAGTTGGGTTACCATTTAATAAGATACCAGATAAGGTATGGAAAGAAAAGATTAAATGGATTCATCAACACTTTAGATATGTAAACATAGAAGAAGTATATACATCTAGCGAATTATTAAGACAAGCAGAAGAAATTAAAAAGACATTTGATTACCACGCTTTATTAATAGATCCATACAATTCACTTATAAGAGATAAAGAGTTAATGAAAACATACGGTGGTCACGAATACGACTACGCAGTTATGGGAGATTATAGATTATTTACTAGACGAAATAAATGTTCTATATATTTAGTGACACACGCAGTGACTGAAGCCTTAAGACATAAACACCCTAACGGACATAAGTTTGAAGGATATATACAACCGCCAAGTGCAGGATCTGCTGAAGGTGGATCTAAATTCTTAAATAAATGTGACAATTTTTTAATTCTTCACAGAATGACAAATCACCCTGAATTTTGGACTAATACATATTTAGCTATAATAAAAATAAAAGAGATAGATAGTGGTGGTAGACCTACACCATTAGAGAATCCTATAGAGTTTAGATCATTAGCTAACAATGTAGGTTTTAGTATAAATAATAAAAATTTATTACATTTAATAGAAAAGCGTGATTCTTGAAATAGCATATAAGAAACATAAAGATTGGTTAAGGATATGTAAATCTTTTAACTGCGGTGATGACGACTGCAAAGATATTGTTTCTGAAATGTATATTAAAATAGATGATCTAACAAAGAAGGGTAAAGATTTAAGATATGGTGAAAACGATATAAACTATTTCTATTGTTATAAAATTATCTTTCATTCTTGTCTACGATTGAAACAACACAACAACAAGCGTAAAGATTTAATAATTACATCTGATAGTGAAAACTTTGATCTAAGTTCAGCTTTAGCTAAGTATGGTAAAAAAAGTACTATTGATGAAGATACACTTTTTAATAAGCTAGAAGAATTTACAGATGATTATAGAGAGAAACTTACTTGGTATGACATTACAATATTTGAACTGTTGTCTGGTGGTAAGAAAATATCAGAGCTACAAAGAGAAACTAATATAAGTTATGTATCTTTAAGAAACACATATTTAAAAGTAAAAGATTTTGTAAAAAAACAATATGAGAAATTCGATTGGACTAGGGGATCTAGCAGAAAAAATAATTAACATAATCACCTTTGGTTATGGTAAAAGAATTGCAACTTGGGTAGCAAAACTATTCGGCTACAAAGACTGTGGTTGTGATAAGAGAAAAGACGATTGGAATAAAATACAAATTAAAAGATGACAGAAAAAGTACAAATGATAAAAGTTGATTACGATCAATGGACAAAATTTAAAGGCGTTAAAAACAACACGATAGCAAAAAACGAACTTAAATTAATCGAAAGTCTACACGCAAAGTATTTTAATCATCCTTACGAAACTTTATGTACTTGTAGGGGTGAACATATTATTGGTAGAATACAAGAGTTTGTAGATGAGCTAAATGTTATTTATAAAAATGGGTATAAAAGAAGTACATAAATGGGAACAAACTGTAGTTAATATATTAAATTTAGATGGTTGGAACCTTACCTGGTGTGGTGAAGATTATGAATATTTTGATGCAAAAGGTTTAACCCCAAAGAAAAAAGAATGCGTAATAGAAATGAAGTTTAGACATAAATATTATGAAACAAAATTATTAGAGAAAGGTAAATATCAAAGACTATTAGGATTACCAAAACAAATACACAAATTATATTTAGTGTTTGATCCGAAAGGTATGTATATATTTTGGTTAAACAATATGAATTTACCAGAGCTAGAGAAATTAAATTGTCCAGACACAACACTATGGACTAAAAAGAAAAAAGAAAAAGAAGTATATTTATTAGAAGAATCACAAGCAAGTTATATAAACAATGAATCAGGATTTGATAGATGCTTATAAAAAGCTAGATGCAATAAAAGAGTTTGAGTGCGATAAGAATATTCAAACAGTATTAGAACTGTTAACTAAATGGAAAGGTAAAGCACAAGACAATAAAGAATTAAAATTAATAATAGAATCTTTTTTAGATATACAATGGCATATAATAGAATTAAAACGAGATAGAGATCTTGCGCTTAAAGCTGTAATGCAATATAAATTTCAAAGAGATGGTGCTGTAAACGAGAGAAACGAAGCTAAACAACAATTAAAGAAATATGAAGATACACATCTTGACTGAAATAGTAGGACAAGAACCTTCTGAAGATGTAGAAAACAAATTACTAGACACAGTAAATTCTTTATGGTTAGATTTTGATAGTGTACCTGAAGTAGGAAGTGAAATAGAAATAGAGTTGTTTACATTTATATTTAGGTTTGAGATGGAAAGTAAAAGATATAAATTAGTAGATAACGACATATATATTTATTTAACATATAGAATGACATATGAAGAATTCTAATAAACACGAACAAAGAAAACAAATGCCAGTTTATACGGGCGTGTTAAAATATTTCCCTAATGCATTGTTAGAAATATCTAAGGTTAGTCAATTAGGAAATAAACAACATCACCCCGATAAACCTTTGCATTGGGATAAAAGTAAAAGTAAAGATCATTTAGATGCTGCAGTAAGGCATATAATAGATC